GACGTGTTATGCAAAGTCCTAGAGACGGTGACAAGTTTGTTGTTGAGACACACAACCTACGCAACATCAACCAAGAGGAGGACTTAAATTGACACGAGACGAAGAACAAGCATGGTTGACACTCATACGTCACCGTAGCTCCACTTGTTTACGGAACTGCCTTAAGCAAGATCTATCCGTGGAAATGATAGACATGATTACCAAGGAGCTGGAGGTGCGAGAAGTATGAGTACACCACACGCACAAGAACGCCTGGAATCTATCTTCGAGGAGGTCAAGGCTGCTTTTCCTTACTACGATGAAGAGAAGCAAGCTGAGATTGCCATGAAGAGATTTGAGGACGAGCTTGTATGAAAGCATGTCTCATTATGCTTGCCATCTCATTGTCCATGCAGAGCTGCCAATACGTAGTTTTCCTGCACAACAAGGACAACCCACCAACTAAATCAATACGAATCTGGTAACATGAGAAAAGACCCATTTGAAAACCGCATACGAGAGCTAAACAAGTGGCACGCCACAGACGAACTCACTCAAGTCACGTTTGATATGGGTCACGAGGCAGCTCTCAGCTGGGATCTCCCAGCAGCCTATGTATGTGTTGTTCGAGCTGTAAAGCAGGACGGTACAATACAAGAAAAGGCATACCGCCAAGCAAACGCTGCAAAGCGTTTCATGAAAGGCTTGCTGATGAATGATGATGACTACGTTGTCATGACCAGCAACGCTGTAATGGACACCCAATCTGAAATCCCATGAACCCATGTGACCTATCCGAGATTCTTGACAGACTCGGCTACTACATCAATGATGATACAGGCGAGGTGATGCTAGAAATAGATCCCTGTGGCCCACCTGTCATTGACAATCTATTGGTGATACTTGCCTCCCAGGGCAAGCTAATTACCAAACGCAACCCAGAGTATGAGCTAGGTTTCTACCTACCGAACTGGACTTGCTTCAACAACATGGAGGAGTATTGCAAAGTATTCCCCTATGAACAACAGTGTAAAACATACGATGTCTAACCTTACACAACGCCAAATCGACCACCTCGATGACTACGAATATTCCCTCTTCCTTGCCTATGGAGACGCATACAAACCTACACCGACAGTTCCTTCTAGAACAGGAAGCGATCAGCTGTGGGAGACAAAGGCTGCACGACTCCATGAAGAAATTAGAGGAGAAATCCTACGCTTCCGCAAGCGTCTATGGGGTGTCATCAATCAGAGAGGCACTACCTTATCTGATTACCAAGGTCGAAGAGACTAAGTTCAAACTTAAAACAGGTCAAGCTGGTAAGTTTTACAAGGACATAGCTCTATACCTTGATGACTTAGAACCCCTAGCCATCGCAACTATCATGCTCAAGGTTACATTTGACAGAGTGTTCAGCACACAGAGAGGAGCTAACCTAGTTACTCCTACGCTGGTTGCTCTTGGCTCTGCACTTGAATCAGAGTGTAAGTTTAGATGGTACAAGAAAGAGTATCCTGCATTGATGCACTACATCAGCAGTAAATACTTTCACAATGCCTGTGGTACAAAACAAAAGGAGATCATAGCTAGTCAAAAGTTTGGACAACGTGACATCAAGTGGCTGCCCTGGAATATCAAGGCAAAGACCTCCATCGGTAGATGGGGACTGATGATTGTCATGGAAACTACTGAGTGGTTTACTGTCAACAAACGTAAGACACATCGCAAACGCTATGAGTATAGGGTAGTACCTACCGATTTGTTTAACCAAAGACGGGCAGAACTGATAAAATCAGCTGAGTTATTTGCTGGTATACCTTGGCCAATGCTAGTTGTACCAGACGATTGGGGCTACAATGAGGACGGCACTATTATCTATGGTGGTTACTTAACTAACCGTATGATGAAGGGTCATGATCTAACTCGAAAGGGAAACCCCATCATAATACACGGAGAAGCACCAATTAACTTTCTAAACAAGTTACAGCGGGTCAAGTACTGTGTTAATCAGCACGTGCTGCACATAGCAGATAAGATGAGGTTGAGAGGTAGAGTTATAGGTAAGTTTATACCTATTAGTCCTACCACGAAGTTACCACGTCCTGTAGATGCAGACGAAAATCAGGAGGCTAACCTAGCTTGGAGACGAGCTATGGCAGAGGCTCACAATGCTGATCGAATAAACTTCAAAAGATCAGTGCGAACACGCACACAGTTAGAAGCTGCTGAGAAGTTTAAGGATGATGTCTTTTATTTATGTTGGTCTTTCGACTACAGAGGTAGAGCATATCCTATACCAGCCTTCCTAACACCACAAGACACAGACTTTGGTAAAGCATTATTGCGATTTGCTGATGAGTCTAGTGTGACAGATGAGGCAGAACTCTGGTTATCTTTCCAAGTAGCTACAACCTACGGACTGGACAAAGAAACACTAGAGGACAGACATCAATGGGTGTCTAATAATACTGACCTTATAACCAAGGTCGCTACCGACCCAGAAGTTTACTTACACCTATGGGAAGAAGTTGACGAGCCTTGGCAATTTATGGCTGCTTGTCATGAATACTACCACTGCTGTATAGCTAAAGACAAGAAAACAACTGGTCTTATGGTTGCAGTTGATGCAACATGCTCTGGTCTACAGATCCTTGCTGGTCTAGCTAGAGACAAAAGCACAGCAGAGCTTGTAAATGTCGTACCTAGTAGTAAACCTAGTGACGCTTACAAAGCGGTGGCTGAGAAAGCAAAAGAGTTCTTACCTACATACATGCACCGTTGGATGAACAGATCCGTGTGTAAACGCACGGTAATGACCATACCATACAATGCTACTAAGGATAGTAGTCGTAAGTACATACGTGAAGCATTACTTGAAGAGGGTATCGACCCCACAAAGGACGAACTCACACAGGTCGTAAACGCTGTATACAACAGCATGGACGCTATAGTTCCAGGGCCTATGCAAGTGATGCGATGGATAAAGAAACATGTCGGACTTTACATCAGAAGTGGTGCTAAAGAAGTTGAATGGGTCACACCGTCTGGGTTTATTGTCAATCAAAGAAGAGATGACATCGAAACCAAACAGATGGAGCTGCAGTTATTGGGACGTACTTGTGTAAGATTACCTACTGGTAAAACTACACCAAGTCCTACCAAGCATAAGTCTAGCACTGCCCCAAATTACATTCATTCATTCGATGCTTCGATCCTTCACAGATCATTCACTCAATTCGATGAACCATTCACAGTCATACATGACTCTGTTCTTTGCAGAGCAGGAGATATGGGAACACTCAATCGCCTTGTGCGAGAAACCTACACCAATATCTTTTCCGAAGAATGTTGGCTCTCCAAATTTGCAGAGACAATCAATGCCTCAGAACCACCACCAATCGTTGGGACACTAGACCCAAAGGTTGTATCCAATTCCACCTATTTTTTCTGTTAATTATGAACACCCACGTAACTACTGAACCCGTAACACTTGATGGCTTTCAAGCCGTGCTCAAGCCTGGGGAATGGGGCTACAAGCTATCCGCACTTGTTCAAGAGGAGCTAATAAGCACACTTGAAGAAGAGCGTGAGTCAGCTCTAGAATGGGCTAGAAGCAAGGCTAAAAACCCTAAAAGGGTTACAGTCAAGCCAGAGCCTTGGGAAGAGCTAGACAATCAGAAAGGTACATACCACCTTCGTTTCAGCTGGAGAGATGGCGACAAAATCATACCAGTCGTTGTTGATACAGAAGGAACACAAATCAAAGACACAGACACACCAGTCTACAGCGGTAGTAAAGTTAAGTTAGCTTTCTTCCAAAAGCCATATGTCCTACCAAGCGGTGACATCGGTACATCATTGAAACTAAAAGCAGTACAAGTTGTTAGTCTTAACAGCGGAGCTGGTGTAGTAGACAATGGTGACATGACAGCCGAGGACGCATCAGAACTATTTGGTAAGTCAAGTGGATTTAAGGTCGAAGATCCTAATGTAGACGCAGCTCCATGCTCCGTTGAAGAGGACGACTTCTAATGCGTAGTCACTTGGAAGAACAAGTGGCTGACTTGCTCGATGAAATGAAGATAGAATATCAGTATGAATCTGAGAAGATACCATACATGATCGAAGCTAATTATATCCCTGATTTTAAAGTTGGGGATATATACTTCGAGACCAAAGGTTACTTTCCTCCAGATCAGAGAAGGAAAATGAAGGC